CGATCTACACAAGCATTGTCAACAAGTCATTGGAGCAATGACAGAAGTATGAGGTCACAAAGATATGATGAAGAATCTAAAGGTGAGGGTGTGTATTCATTTATTGTAGATACAGGCCATCCAAATGGTTTTGAAATACATACAATAACAGATAAGGCATTTATTGTCATACAAAACGAACGCACACAAAGACTTATAACCATTTTGGCTGCAAGACCAGGACAAATCAAGAGATATTGGAGAAATAGAAACCAAAGATTACCGAATGATTCAATTTTCAGAACAATTATAGACAATGCAGTAAACAATGCAGATATGGGATTGAATAATTTGTAAATAATTGAAAAATTTTCTATTTTTTAATAATATTTATAATATAAAATAACTATAGTTAAAACATTATAATAATCATGATTAGAAAACAATCAGCCGAAGAACAACTTGCTACAATGCAACGTCTTATAAATTTTGGCATTAATGAAGATACAACGAAAAATTCAAAGCCTGTTGTAGAGTTTAAAAGAAAGGCAGCAAACGGAAAAACCTATGGTATTATCCGTGAATCAACAAAATATTATATTATGGAAGCACCTCAAAAAGACACTGAGGTTCTTGCAGAGGATTTTGATTATATTGGCGGCTTTAATAATAGGAAAGAAAATGAATATTCTTCATATTCAAAGGCATCAAATGCTCTTGACTTGAAAATCATGGCTATCAATGAAACAGTCAACAAGAAAGATAAGGTAATTATTGAAACCCCAAGAGTCAATGCCGAATGGGAAGATAAAATTACTGAATCAATGAGGGATGAAATTAATAGATTTAAAACTATTACCGCAAATGTTGCAAACATTCTCAGAGAGGACGATAAAAGTCATGGTGAAGTTCCATCCGAACATACGTTACCAGAAGCACCTGCAACACATCCAAGTGATAAAAAGGTAAATTCTCCATTTACAGATACAGCAGTTGCAAAAGGTGATAAGGATTTCAAAAAAGAGGAACATAATCATGAAACCGCAGGTGGTCCATTTAAAAACAATAACACATCGGTTGAGAAAAACATGCAATCAGACAAAAAACCAAGAGTTAAGACTGATGCAGAATATTTGACAACGGAGAAAACCTATGAGCCAAAGAATAATGTTGCCTCTGAACATCCAAGCGGTGGCAAAGTTGTTCGTGTTAATGAGAATAGTAATAAAGTACGTCTCAAACTCACTGAAGAACAGGTACTTGCATGGAATAAGAATAAGGATTATATGGATAAGACACATGGTACTAAAATAGGTTCTTCCAAACCATTTTTTGATGAACTTGGTGATGAAAGCAATCAAACAGAAGCACCAACCGAACCAATACACGAAAGTGACGGTACTTCAGTAGTTTATGACCATCCAAATGACCAAAATAAGCCAAAACCAGGTACAAGTGACTATGGTGACACAGCACCTTATGATAATACTGTAAACGAAGAAATCATTGATGCTGAAGATGCAGCAGGAATGCCAGATGAAAGTTATGATGATGATGGTTATATACCTGGTGCTTATGAAAAATTCGAAGATGAATACAATGATTGGTTAGAAAGTAATCCTGATGATGTTGAATATGAACTTGATTTAGGTGATGATAATGTACCTGCTGCTAAAACTGCCTTTGGACCAAGCGGTATGAGTGGTCTTGAGAATTGGCAAAATGATTGGGATAAGTTTGATGACGATGATTTTGATGATGATTATGCCTTTGAAAGTAGAAGAAGAGGTTCAAGACGTTTGTTTGAAGATAAATTGAATGACTTTGGAAAACATCCTGCTTATCGTAAAAAACCGATGACATTACCTCCAAACAAGGAAGTTGCAATCAATGGTGCAAGAGAATGGGATGATGAATCAGCACAAGGTGAAGAACCATTTGGAAAACAAATTGGTGACAGTTCACCATATAGTGAAACAGTTGATACCATTGCAGAATGCATCATGGAGATGTTGTACGGCAAAAAAAAAAGATAAATGAAAGAAAGGTACTTAAAGTGAACAACGGTTCACAAAATATGCCTATGACACAAACACCACCTATGGGTATGCCGCAAGATATGGGAGTTGGCAACATGGGTGGTGATTTCATGCCCCAAGATAATGGAATGGGTGGACAACAACCAATGATGGGCAATGATTTTATGCCACAAGATGGTGGAATGGGTGGACAAAGTGAATTTGACACAAATTTTGACCCAGGTGTTGAGGCAGACGAAGACCAAGACCCCAAAAAATTTATACAACAACTTACAGGAAAACTAAGTCAGTCTTTAAGAAAATATAATGATGAGAACGGACAGACAGATGTTGATTTAAGTAAATATGTTGTTGGAATGGTTGTAAAACAGGCAATGAAGGGGTTGTCAGAACAAGATGCTGAAGAAATCATTGACAAGGTACAAGCAGATGAAGATTTTACTATGGATGATATGGGAGACGGTCAAATGCAGCCACAACCACAAGATGACAATATGGGTCAAGGGATGCCGCCAATGAATGACCCTAATCAAGGACAGATGCAACCACCGCCAAATGAAAGTTTTAGAAGAAACAGAAAAAGACGAATAGAAGAAATTGTAAATAGTGTTCTTGATAATCGTAAAAACGATACATACAAACAAGTAAAAAACACCTCACATTTCAGTAAACGTCCTTTTATTTCACCTAATTTTGAAAAATGATAACCAATAGGCGAATCTTTTTGATTCGCTTTTTTTTGTGTTAATAAATAGTTTTTACCTTATATTTATAATAATAAGAATATAAACAAATTAAACTTATGGCAAGAAGAATATGTATAACTGAAGAACAATATAATATGGCACTAAAAGAGGGTGTCACTATTAATGCTGATTTAAATGGAAATAACAAAGACCCAAAAATGGCATTTGACAAAGCTAAAAAAGAAGCAGAAGAACAAGGTCTTAAACCAGGAAAATATAATATTCAGTTTGCAAATGTTGGAGAAGGAAAATTAATTAAGAAGTCCCAATTAGAAGAAAATCGTTTGAAGAATTTGAAAAAAAATTCTGAAATGTTTACATTGAAAGAATTTATGAATTTTTTGAAAAAATAAAATAGTTAGATTGCATTGATATGCCAACTTTACCAAAACATATATTGAATGCGCTTAAGAACAATAGTACTTCTTTAGGTGACCATCCCTCTTATCCACCAGAAGAGGAAGAAAAATTCATTATATATCTCTTGCAAGATACTTTTGATGAATTAACAGAAAAAACAGGCGATTTTGATTATGAAACATTGAAGTCGGAACTTTCAAGGATTTTGAAGGAATGTAAAAAAATTGAAAGAAACAACATACAGCCACTTGAGGAATTATGTACAAAAATAATAACTGATTTATTTCAAATACCATCTGACACTCTTGAAATAGAAACAAAGATTGTTGATAAAGTTGATACATCTCTTGAAAGATTGATTCCTGAAAAAACAACTGATTTTTCTTTTGATGACATTGATGATATGCACAATTTAACTGATGAAATTTATAAAAGACGCATGTTGAATGCGTTGATTACAGGTGCTGCAATGTTTTACACCAATTATATTGGAAATTATGTGAGAGAACTTTTTGACATAAATAGTGATTTACCCTCATTATATAAAAAGGCATTAGATTACAATAATGTTTTGCTTTTTTATGAGAAAGACAAGTTCAATGACAAACATTCAACAAATGGTGGAAAAGTTGATGTTACAATAAGTTCAAAAGATACTTATCCAATTATTAAGGCAGAGGGTATATTATTTCCAATACTTTTAGAAGAAACAATCAAAGGTTTATTGGAGTTGGCAATTGCATATGGTTTGCCAAAGAAAATTGACAAGGCAAAATATGTCATGAGTAAATCAGATTTCAAACTTGCAGAATTATGGGATATGCGTTTGGGGTATTCTTTATGGAAATTGATTGTTAAAGAAATGGAAGAATGCGGTTATGATATGATTGAAGTTGGTATAAATTTCTTTTTCATGACACTTGCTGAAATGGACTGTGGAGAATTTAACAAATCTTTGCAAGAAATTTTTGCAAGAACAAGAAAAGGGAAAGAAATTTTATCAGACATGGCAGAGGAAATATTATACAACAGAGAAAAAGATGAATTTGATGATTTCATACAGTCTAAAAATGCTGAAACAGTACAAATAAATGATGATGAATATTTTACTTCTGAAGAATTAATAACTGATGACCTTGATTATGGATTGGGTCAAGATATGTCAATGACAGAATCAGTAAAAAAAAACTTAAGTGAGTCGGAGTGGAATTATCATTTTGGAGGTAAACATGATATGAGTCCATATCATAGTGATTCCAAAATACAAATGGCAGGAAGAGAAACAGGACATTTTGGGAGTGGCACTTATTTTTCAACATATCCAGGAAAAGGTTTAAATAATAAATACAAAGATAATCAAAACCCAAACTTTATAAAGGTTGGAGAATATATATATAGGGTTGATTTTGACTTATATAAAAACCTTTATAGGGTAAGAAGTAAAAAACAAGGTGATATTTTGTATACAATGTGTTATTATCTTAACAGAATGTATAATAAAATTGCCTATATGGGTAAATTTGATAAAAAAGAAGCAGATTATAACAATTCACAACTTTATCAAGTAATAAAATCAAATGCAGATGCTCTAAATTTGAAATGTCCGTCATATTATGAATTGACAAGGATGGCACAAAACCATACAGGTGTACAGTCATTTTCAACATTGTTTATGGAATATAACGGATATAATGGAGTAAACGTTAGTGGTGTTGAATTTTATGATAATACTAAACACGGTTCTGTTATATATGATTTGTCAAAAATTAACACTGAAATGGAAGAAGTTAAACCTAATTCACTTTATGCAAATTCAAGATATGAAACATATAATAACACATATGCACAGAAAGGATGGGATGACCCCGAAATTCAGTCATTAAACGGTGAACATTTACCTTGGTCTAATGATATTAACAATATGCAAATAAATAGGGCATTAAGACTATTGAAAAATTATACAACAAGTGGAGAAGTTTTGCCTTTTGGTATAATATCAAGAATGAATGATGATTTAAAAAAGAGATATTTGAGAATTTTATATAATGCTGTAACAAAACATTGGCAGTATAGTGATAATATAGAATTTTATCTTACAGATTATGATAATATATCTAGTTTTATTGAATTGATAAATCAAACAAAATCTTATTATTGGGTTAATTTTTCAACAAAAAAATGTTCATTATTGAAAGAAATGTTATGGAAAAAAGAATTTGATTGGCATTTGTCTGTAGAAGAAAACAACAAACAAAGAAAAGAATATCTTGATATGTTGATGACTTATTTGAATAGAGACTTAACACCAAAAGAAAAACATTTTATTGATGACGCTTATTATTATGATTTTGAAATATAAAATTAAATAATAAAATGAGAATTATTTTATGAGACAGAAATTATATGACTATTGTGCTAATGCATTGTTTTACAATCATTTTATGATGAATATTGTATTATTTATATGTACAATGTTGGAAAGGGGAGTTTTATGTTAAATTATAAAGAAGAATATATAAGATGTTATCAAGATAAAACGAGAATTTATTTTATTGAGAATTATCTTTCCACTTTTAATGCTATGGAAAGAAAGGAAGTTCCTTTCAAATTATTTCCAAGGCAAAAGGAATTTTTAAGAAGTTGTGCAAACTATAATAATACCATAGCAATTAAGCACAGACAAAGCGGTGTGAGTACTATTAGTGCTGCATGGTCATGTGGACAATGTGTGTTTACAAACAAAAAATCGCCAGAAACAATATTGTGTATTGCCAATAAGTTAGACCAAGCAATTGAGTTAACAAACAAAATTGTCAATTTCCTTGACCAAGTTCCACGATGGATGTGGGGAAGTGAGTTTTATTCATCTGATGAAAACAGTGAGAAAAATAAAAAGTCAATTTTCAACAAGAGAAACAAGGGTTATATTGAATTGTTTAATGGTTGTAAGATTTATGCACGTGCATCAACTCCACACGCAAGCCGTGGTATATCCGCTGTAAGTATACTCATACTTGATGAGGCTGCATATATTGAAAATTCAATGGCAAGTTATACTGCTGCTGTTGCTGCTCAAAGTACTGTTGCCGATGCGAAGTGTTTGATGGTATCAACACCGAACGGAAAAGACCAATTGTATTATAAAACATATAATCAAGCCATAAAAGGTGAAAATAATTTTCATCCTGTTGATTTTAGATGGTATCAAGACCCAAGATACAATAGAAATCTTAAATGGTATAAGAAAAATGGAAAAACAGGTGAGATATCATGGGATGTTGATACTGTTGTTGATAAAAAAGGAAACATTGTGTATGATGAGGAACGTTGGGAAAAATTGGAAAAAGACGGGTGGACACCTACTTCGCCTTGGTTTGAATATATGTGTAAATCATTTAACAATGATTCACAAAAGATTGCGCAAGAACTTCTCGTTTCATTTTTAGGTTCTGCTGATAACGTTGTTCCAGTTGATGTAATTGAGGAACATGATACTAAGAATGTGGTGAAAATCACTGATGATTGGCAATTAAAGGATTTGTTGATAAAGGAAACTTGGATATGGAAAGACCCAAATCCAACACATAGATATATTATAAGTGTAGACCCAAGTAGTGGTTCAGGTGATGATAATAGTTCAATTGAGGTAATTGATGTTGATGCCATAGATGAAAAAGGTATTCCATATTTTGACCAAGTTCTTGAATATAATGGAAAACTTAACGGAGAAGATATTGCAGAATTGGTTGACAGATATGGCAGGATATACAATAATGCATTGGCAATAGTCGAATGTATTGGTGGATATGGTGATACGGTTGTTTTAAAATTAAAAAATTTCTATCATTATCCAAATCTTTATCATGATGAAACACCTGTTTTGAAAAACTATACCACTGATTATGCAAGGAAATTGTTTAAGACAAAAAATGAAGAAGAAAAACTACCAGGTTTTAGAAGTAACGCATTAAGAATACAAATGATTTCAAATTTTGTAGAAATGCTGAAGAACAATACTTTCAGAGTTAGAAGCGAAAGGGTTATTTCAGAATTGGATACTTGGATTTTTAAAAATGGCAGACCTGACCATATGGACGGATGTCATGATGATAATCTTACTTGTCTATCTATGGGTTTATTTGTTGCTCAATATTACATGTTAAAAACAGACAAGATTAAACAAAAAGATGTTTCTATTGTCAAATCATGGTTTATAAACAATGGAAAAAATACAGATTTGAATACGATGCACCTAAGAGAAAAGGTAAATATTTCAAGTAATAAGGAAATGGCAAAGAAATTCAGCCCATTTCAATCTGAGGACAAATATAGTGCTGAAAAAAGGCTTGTTGGTTGTATAATGCTTGGTGGTTTTAAATTTAAAAAAAATGGTTGATTATAAATAAACTTTTTCTTATATTTATATTATAAGAAAATTTAATTTTAAACAATGGCAGAACAAAAACTAACTGTCTTTCAAAGATTACAGAAAGTATTATCAAATGGAAACAGAAATGACAATTTTTCATCAAATAGTTATAATATTGTCACATCACCATCTGATATTATAGGAACTGCAAAAACAAAAGAAGAATATGACAGAAAAATTTTACAAGCAAAACAGCAATCGTTGCTTGCAAAACAATGGGTAAAGGCTAATTGGGATGTAACAAGTCAAACACTTGCAGGTTTAAATGATGTAAAACTAATGTATAGGGATGCTGATTTGATGGATTCAATGATGCCTGAAATCGCAGCAGCAATGGATATTGTTTCAGAAGAAAGCTGTTATGTAAATGATACAGGTTGTATGGTTAATATAACTTCACGTTCAGAACGTGTAAAGAGCATACTTGAGGATTTATTTGTCAATAGGTTGTCTATACATACTGTATTGCCTATGATTTGTAGGAGTATGTGTAAATATGGAAATACATTCATGCTTTTGAATATAGACGGGAAAAACGGAATTCTTGGTTGGAAACAATTACCTGTTTATGAAATGGAACGTTGGGAAAATGGACAAAATAGTCCTTATGCAACACCAATTGAAAATCTTAATACCGTAGATGAAAACGCACCACAAGACACAAAATTTGTTTGGGTAGGGCAAAACGAATATATACCTTACAGAAATTGGCAAATTGCACATTTTAGGTTATTGTATGATTCAATTTATTTACCATATGGTGTGTCTTATATTAATAAGGCAAGAAGACATTTCAGGATGCTATCCCAAATGGAAGACATGATGCTTATTTACAGATTGGACAGGTCTGTTGAAAGACGTGTCTTTAAAATTAATGTCGGTACTATTGATGAAGATGATGTTCCAGCATATGTACAAGAAATCGCAAACAATTTCAAGCGTACACCAATCATAGACCCATTGACTGGGCAAGTTGATTTAAGAAAATCTTTCATGAATGTAACAGAGGACTTCTTTGTTCCTGTTCGTGATGAAAGTGCTCCCAATCCTATTGAAACATTGCAAGGCGCACAAAATCTTACTGCAATGGATGATATAAATTTTGTTCAAAAGAAAATTTTGGCGGCATTGAGAGTTCCAAGGTCTTTTATCAATTTTGACGAAACAACAGGTGATGGAAAAAACTTGTCATTACTTGATGTTAGGTTTACAAGAACCGTTAACAGAATACAACAGGCATTGTTAATGGAACTTAATAAAATTGCAATTATACATTTATATCTTAACGGTTTTCAAGATGAACTTAACAATTTTACATTAACAATGAACAATCCGTCATCGCAAGCGGAAATGTTGGAATTGGAAAACCTTGCAAAGAAGATTACAACAGCAAAGGATGCTGTATCAGACCCAGGTGGTGGTATGCCACTTACATCATTAATGTGGGCATGGAAACACATTTTCAAGTGGTCAGATAAAGAGATTAAACAAAATCTTGAAGAACTTAGACTTGAGACAGCACTGGCAGCAGAACTTCAGCAAACAGTACAAATTATCAAACGGACAGGCTTATTTGACAGTGTTGATAATATTTACGGAGAACCAGGAGCAGAATATTCCGAACAAGCAGGCGAAGGTGAAGACAATGGTATGGGCGGAGGCCCCGGTGGCGGAGGCGGTGGAGGTATGCCCCCCATTGGCGGTGGTGACATGGACTTCGGTGATGAAGGTGGAGAAGATATGGATATTGGTCAAGAGGGAGAAATGGACATGGGAATGGCAGCAGAAGAAAATGGTGCTAATGACCTTGGTGGTGGTCCAGAAAATGAGCCAGAACCAAATCTTTCTGACTCAATATTAAGAAATATGCAGAAAAAGGTATTAAACGAACAGGCCAAAATTAAGAAAGATTTAGTTAAACGTTCAAAACATTATACCAACATACTTCAAGAAAAATTGTTGAAACATGCGGAAGATAAAGAAAATATTATGAAAAATGTAGATATTTATGATAAAGCATTTTTTCTTAATGAGGAAATGAATAACATTAAAGGTCAACTTGAAAAAATTGACAAAGATTTTAATTCTTAATTCAAAAATAAACAATAGTAAGTAAAATATCCAAGAAATGGCAGAGTTTAATGATAGTTCACAAAAAGGTACGGTTTTAATGCAACATGCATTGAAAAAATTGGAAGACGGTGATGTTGAGGGCTTTGAACATGATAGAAAAGAAGCCAACAGATATTTTGATATGTTTTATAAAGAGATTAATTCAGAAATGGGAAAAATAAAACATATGTATGGCGAATCACTTAATTTCGGTGTCATATATAATGTTTTTGAACAAAACATTGATGACCTTTATAAAACAAAGAAAGGAAAAAGGATTATAAAAGAAGTTTATAACCTTATTAAAAATGATAAGTTGTTGAATGAACAATTTAAGATATATGACCTTTTCGAAAAGTCAACAAATATTGAAAATGTAAAGGATTTCGTTAATGAATCTTTATCATTAGTTAAAAACTATAATAAAAAGGATATAATTAAAGCCAACTCAAAACTTATCAAATTAATTGAAAGCAAAAAACTCAATGAATTTGTGGAAATACCAGAAGAGGTTGAAAACCTATATGAGGCAGTTGAATATCTTATGTTAAATAAGAAAACATTCAATAATGTAAATGATTATCTTAATGCGCAAAATGTCATTGTTGAACATATTGAAAACAACAATAAATCGGTGATTAACGAGAAAAAGGAAACATTGACAATTGACACTTTCGAAGAGATGTTGGATGAGGAACAAAACAAGTTTGATGAAAAACTGAATGAGGATGAGAAAAAACTCATTGCTATGTTCACAAATAAAAACTCAAAAAATCGTGACATTTTTGAAACATATAAAAGAAAAACTTTACATAAAATAAATGAAGTGTTAGAAAAATCTGAAGAAGAAGACAAAGAACAATGGAAAAATGTATATGAAAATGTAAAGGCAAAAATGTACACCGACAACGTTTCAAAGAACATTGTAAATTGTGCAGAAATGATTGAAATCTGCAATACAATTGATGAATAATGTTATATTATTAAACTATTATGTATAAAAAAATAAGGCTAACAGAAAACAATATACGACAGATTGTAAGAGAATCTGTTGGTAGATTAATCAATGAAATGTATTCAGATTCTGAGATAACGTTATCAAGAAAACAAAGTGAACTGAAGAGAAAAGTGATTGATTTTTTACAAAAAAGGGGATACCGCAAATGGGGTAGTTCGTATGATGATAATGGTAATATGTTAGCAGTATCTATTAACGATTATTCAGATTGCAATAAAATCTATAATATGCTTAAAAGGATGTTTAAAGACAATTGGGATTTAAATGTTAGATATGATTCAAATTTGGTTGGAAAAGATGAACGTGCTATTATATATTTGCCATCTGTCACACATTTAAATGGAGATATTTGATTATTTATAATTAAAATATAACAGAGCAAACATTCATATATTTTTCAAAAAAATGTTAAAATCTATTTGGTTTTAACATTTTTTTGTATTATATTTGCAAATGAATTAGAAATTATAATTTTACTAATGTCAAGACCAAAAGTTAGACCGACTGTATATGAATTAAAAAAAGATAATCATTTTGTCGTAAAAATAAGTGCAAACACAAGTGATGAGTTACCTGATGTTGTCTTTTTGAGAGGAAAAGTAAGGGTTACACCATTATTATCAAATAAACTGTATGAGAAT